GTGCGGCTGCACCGCCAATGCCTGCTAAAAGATTCCCTGTTGAGCTTCCGGGAATGCCTTTTAGATACTCCATCAATTCTTCCATTAGTAAGTACCTCCATCAATCGTGCCAACTGTGAAAGTACCACTCACTGTTAGGTCTGCCATTGTAGTTGAGCCTGTGAAAGTAGGACTCGCAGCGTCAGACTTCGTGGCTACGGCTACCTGAATCGCATCAAATTCAGCCCCAACCTCTGAGCCTTTGATTACTTTGGCAGGGTTACCGCTAACCAAAGCGTCCTTGGCTGCGAAGTTAGTTAGTTTAGTATAGTTCGACATTACACTATCCTTCCCATAAGGGCTTGAATATTGATTTCTTGTAAGGCGATGGACTTGCCATCAACCGTTGTTTCTACACCCACAGCCACGACTGTACCCTGACCGGAGGCGTTGATCTTCTTGCGTTTAATCAACGCGATAGAGGATGAATACTCAGCCTCAGTGTTGAACTCTGATATGTTGTATTGTCCCACATTTGACTGCGGTAAGGTGTAGGCTTGCTTCCTGTAGTTACCGGAGTAGTCATACGCCCAGTTCAATACGACCGTAGACTCAGCCCCGTCAAAGGTAGTGAGGTTAATCTTCTTGAGGAACTTGAGGTTTGATGTATTACCAAAACTTAAAGGATGGCTGAAGTAACTCAAGAGGTATCCGGTGTTGTTGTCTGAATACCCTGTGTACTCTGCTATTCCGTCCTGAACGCCAATGTACAACTCCTCAGCAGCAGTCTCTGTAAAACACAGAGGGTTCATATGACTCCAAGTAGTCGCCCTGAAACTCCCATCTTGCAAGGGGAAGCGTGTGTCAAAGGTATAAACCACGCCTAACTGTGGGAAGTTTAGTAACACAAACGCCTGTCGTGGCGAGTAGTGCATACTAATATTCCCTGTCTCTGCCGCGAAGAGAGACTTAATATCATTGTTGACGTTCTTAGAAATATCGCCAATAGGTGCTGACTTCTCTTGGATAGTCCTTGAGAGGCTACGAACACCTGAGTCATCGAGGAAGATTAGGTCTTTACCTGTGGAGACTACTGCGTCTCGAGACACACAACCCACGTTGGAGATAGTATCCGAGAGAGTCATAGTCGCAGGGCTATCAGCGCCGGAGTACACAAGCATTGAGTTGCGACCAAAGATAATCAGGAAGCCGTTATGAGCCGCGAGAGACGTAATAACGTCATACCCTGTAGGCCATACCTTAGTAATATCTATTGAGCCTGACGAGCCTCCTGACCACGCTGAGCCGTTTAGTAGATCAGACCAATAGATAGTAGACTTGTTATCCGTAAAGTCTGCTACCCACATGCGACCAAAAGCAGCAATCGCCACGTTGCCTTGGGGCGGAGTCCCTGACGCGCTCGCGTGAGAGGACATTGTTGTCACATTGCCTGTTGCGTCCGAGTAAACTAAAGGCTCATACCCGCGTTGGAACATGTACATGTTGTTGTTAAACGGGACGAACTTCCAATTATTAGCTGTGATGGTATAGGATGCAGGAGTCACATCTACCATCGTGGTAGTGCCTGAGAAGATTAAGTTGTTGCCTGCGGAGAAGAACGTAATGTCTCCATCTTCAGCAACAAACTCACCCATAGATTCTATGCCGTCAGACGAGCCAAGAAGATCGTTGCCGTTCAGGATTTCATAACCCTTCCTTGCGGCAATCCTACCTTCCTTATCAATGACACAGTTGTCCGCGACCGCAGAGAAACTTGCGTCCTGCGCCAAGGGTGCGTCTTGGGTGTTTATACCCGCGAATCCCGGTGCAGTAATGGTAATGCTCTGTAGCTGTTGAGCCATCTAAACCACCATAAATGTTGTTTCGTCAGGGTAACGGTTAGCGTCAATAGCTATCGCGTCAGATAAGGCCGTAGAAGCAATAGCGAACTGCTCTGCTGCTGACTGACCGCCTGTCTCTCCTCTCTCCCTAAGAGCCATAGCGAAGGCCATTTGGACTACAGGATTGTGAGGTACGTTGATCTTTGTAGCGTCTGCCGTAATCAAGCCTTGAGGCTTAGCCATGTCAAACCGCAGGTTGTATATACCGTCAGGCTGTGGGTAGACCTTAACCTTGAGGTCGTCATTAGCATCTACTCCCGTGATGGTGTAGGTAGACGGCGAACCCAAGGTAACGTCTTGATTGAAGTATACATTATTAAAGAATGACTTGGTTTCTAGCTTCATCATCCTGTTGGCTGAGTCGTTGATTACATCCTTGAGGACAGCTTCTTGACCCGAGCCTGTTAGTGAATACTCCGCTGTGCCGCTAACCGTGTTAACCAATACTGTGTCGCGAAGGGCAGACCAATTCCAAGAATTCTCTACAATCCTCTTTGCGTCATTCACAAAGTCTCCGACCAATGCGGAGTAGTCAGACTCAAGGGCTGTGTCTACTTGGTCTTCTCGTAACCGCCGAAGCACACTGTTGATCGCTTCTAAATATGTCATCGTCTGCCTCCTGCGGCACGAAGGAATCTTTCAAACATTCCGAGTTGTACGTTATCAAGCTCTGTAAACTTAGGCTCGAACAAAAGTGATTCTGTTATAGGAGATTCTTGGATAGCACTAAACAATCCTATGACTCCATCCTTGCCGTCTTTCCCATCTTTGCCGTCTTTACCATCTTGCCCATCAGTTCCGTCACGACCATCTTGACCGTCTAGGCCGTCACGACCGTCTCGGCCGTCATCGCCCTTGTCGCCTTTGTCGCCTTTTTCTCCATCTAAACCGTCTTTACCGTCACGACCATCTTGACCATCTAAACCGTCTAGGCCGTTTGTGCCGCCCGTGCTACCTGCGCCATTTGTAGCGCCTGTATTACCCGTGCCATTTGTATCACCTAAACCATCGCCATTACTTCCGTTATCTGCACCGTTACCACCGTTGCCATTTGTAGTAACAGTGCTACCTGTGGTCGCAGCATTAGCAGCCGCAGCAGTATCTGCCTCGGTTTGTGTTTGGAATGGGCCATAGATCAATGAGTTAGTTACATCGTCAACTAGACCTGCTCCGGTAATGGTGATGTTTAAGCCCGAGCCTGTAGTAGCAGTGTCCTCTGTGTCATCAGAAACAATTTTCCCATCACCTACCTGCTCAATGCTTGCTTGCCCCGTGTCGGGGTCAAACATAATAGATTTGGTTGCACCTGTGTCTTCTGAGTTTGGATCAAATCCTGCCACAGTAGATGCGTCTAATGTTTCGCCCGTGTATATGCGATTACCATTTGCATCAAAAGGCGTGTAGTGAAATACATTGGCATCTGCGTCATAAATAAACGGATAGTCGCCAACAATCCTGTCGTCAGTTACAATATCCCCTGCTGTATATCCACCTGAAGATTCTGCCGCTGCCGCTGCCGCTGCCGCTGCTTCCGCCTCCAACTCTGCCGCAGTTTGCTCTGTGCTTCCTGTAAGGTCAGGGTCTGCCGCGACAGTGCTATCAAGTGGTAAAGAGTCATCTGCTGCCGCTGGATCTGCCGCTGCTTGTGATGTTGCTTGCGCTGCTGCGGTAGTTTCTTCGTCAGCAACAAACATTTCGTTGTCACCAACTGTTAAGCCTATTAATCCTGCGGCTGTGTCTTCAGAGGTGCTTAATGTGTCTGCAATATCTTGAGCAGAAAGCGCGTCATAGGTTGCTTGTATTTCTGCCGCAGGAATGCCTGTACTAGCCTCTACGTCAGCTATAGTTACTAAACCCTTGTCTAGCAAGTCTTTTACGTAATTCAATTCAAAGTCATTAATTCCGTCTGCAACATTAACAGGCTGTAAAGCACCTTGTACCGAAAAAGGCACAACGCTTGGGACATCTTGCTCTTCTAGTTGAGACAGCAAAGCGTCTGAGGCTTGAGCATTTATAACTGCTTGAACATCTTGAAAACCAAGACCCGCATTCATAATGTCGCGATAAGGAACAAACCCCGTTGGGGTCTTAACCATAGTGTCAGGCTTTTTATCTACAAACGTACCCATTACTCGTCCTCATCTACTAACAGGTTATTTGTGAGGGCAGACTTATAAGTCTCCATCAAACCTATTAGGATTATAGGGCTAACGCCCTTTTCGATTTCTGACTCAACCCAATCACCAAGGGCTTCCATTGAGTCTTCTATTAGCTTGTCTGTCTTGTTGTCGGGAAACTCTACAATCATGGGCATACGTCCGGTAAAAGTATTCCTGTTGTGGTTAACACTATTACCCGCCCTGCCTTTCTGATGTACGTTACAGGAGCGGTACAATAAATCTTAAAGTCTTCAACCAACCCCTTAGTGATGTCACCACGATCATACCCGTCTGAGAGGTTGTCTGTGATGGCGCAGCTCGGCAATGCTAAGGTGCATATCATTAACCATCTTTTCATAGCTCGACATTGAATGATCTGAGATTGCATCGCCTAGTCCAAAGTCATTGCTGACGTAACCCTTTGGAGGATTGAAGAACACCTGCCCCCAATTATCAAAGTATACAAGGTCTTGGTTTGCGTCAGGCTTGTATCCGATCTTAGGGATTCTACTCACAACGTCACTGCCTGAGACGTAAGACACCTGTACTTCGTGGTTCATCTGCTTCTTAGAACCACGAAGGAAGACCCTTGGCTTGCCAAAGGTAATCATCGTAAGGTCTGTAAAGTCCCTACACGCCCACGCTGATAGCTCAGCTAACGCCCCACCAAGAGAGTGTCCGGTAATCACGGTCTTCTTGTGAGGGGTTAGTAAACGTCTGATCCGCTTCCACACTGACTTGTGTGCCAAGGCGAAACCACCATGCGTCCACCGCCTGTTGTAGTACGCGGGGATAGCTGACAGGTTAAACAGCCAATCCCCTAAAGAGTTAGTGCCGCGAAAGACAACGTAGTCACACTCAGGCGTACATTTAACGTACGCCACAGTAGAGGTTAGCTTATTCTCTATCTTGATAGCTCCACGCATGTCGTCTTTGTAAGCGTCTAGTGACAGCTTTGCGGCGACCTTCTGCATTACTCTGCACACTCGATCTGAATAGTGTTAGGTGCTACTACCTCAGCAATGGCTTCGCGGTTAGCTAGTCGTTGAGTAGGAGACAGCTCGCAGTATTTGTCTACCGCACCGTCAATGACTTCTAGTGAGGTGCAAGACGCAAGGAACATAACGGGGACGATCAGTAGCTTTTTCATAGTTACTCCATAAATCCAAAGAAGGCCGCAATACCTGCGGAAATTAGTATCCAAATAATTCTTTCAGTAGCCATAGAAGTAGCAAGGCTTTCTGCCATAGAGTCTATCTTTTGATCCATAGCATCTACCTGCGACTCGATCTTAGACTGACGGTTAAAGACCGTGACTAACCTTTCTTCTACTCGCGCTAGAGAGATAATGGCCTCCTGTAAAGAGTCTATCTTTTTTTCTACTCTTGAGAGTCGGTCTTCCATACTTCACCTATAGCGTAAGATCAGCAGCTTTGCGGCTGCTTCTGAGTTGATAGATATGGCGTAATGCTTCACCGCCTTCTCGATGGAAGACTATTTGGTGCATCGCTGAGGCTGCACCGTAACCTGCCCCTGCATGCCACGAGTCAGGTGGAGCTAAGGTAGCAAAGGACTCCACAAATACTCCGTTGTCTGTCTCTAACAAAGTCTGATGGTGTATATGACCTACTAGCCACTTGCGGTAGTTAGTAGACGACCACTGCTCAGGTAGCATCTTAGGTAGTAAAGACGCGAGTTTAGGCGCTCTTACTTTATCACCGTGGTGTACTGCTATTAAGTTCTTGCCAAACTGTAGAGTGTGAAAGAACCCGTGAGGGTCTAGTATTGTCACCCGTGGTTCGTTGGCGTAGTAATACTTAAGGATAAGCGCAAGGGCTATGGCGGTGTCAGAGTCGTGGTTACCACGAGCCATAATGACCGCCACCTTCTTGTGCTTCTCTAGCATCCTAGAGATAGAGTACACAAAGGTCTGTGCTGCTACGTCTAGTACGACTTCAATCCTAGTGTCTACGTCTAGCTTTGTCCCACCAAAGGTCGTACCCCCTGAGCCGTTAGCGTGGATAAAGTCACCCACGTTTACTAACAAAGCATTCTCAGAAGGAGGTGCTAGATCTACTAAGTAGTCTATAGAATCCCTCATAGACTCTGAGGCTATCTTAGTGTCGTAGTCCTTTTCCTTAGTCTCTCTTGCGTCAGCCCTCATGCCGAAGTGTGCGTCACCAATTACAATAGTAGGCAACAGGTCAGCGTCAAACTTCTTAATCTTAGGCTTAGCTTGCTTCTTAGCTTTGGGTAGGTCTTTAGTTAAACCTTCCACGAAAGCCTGTAGAGCCTTGTCTCGCTCGGCCTCTTTCATTGTCCTGCGAGTCTTTAGCCAAGCCTTCTCGCCGTCATCGTTGGTAGTGTAGATAGACCGACCAACAACGTACTCGCCTTCAGGAACGTGCCTTCGAGCATCCCAATTCTCTGAGTAGCCCGCAGCAGAAGCGATAGCTCTAACCATACATACATGATCGCGAACACTGCCCGCATTGATTCCAAGCTGTGTCGCAGCTCTAGCAGAGTTTTTGCCTGCTAACTCCCATACTTCTATTATCTCGCGTTGACGGTCTGTCTTGGCGTAATCGACTAAGCTCAAACTACTGCTCCTACTATGGAAAGAATACACACAAGTAAAATCCCGCCAATGAATACAAACCCTATGGTGTCAATAATCATCCGCTTCCTAGCTGCCCTTGCCTTAGCTGCATCTAATCTTTGCTTTCGGATGACCTGACGTTGGCGCATCATCTCAATGTAGAAATCCTGACCTACCGTTAAGACAATTAACTCACGGAGCTTCTTTTCCATCTCCTGAGTCTTATGCTTCGCCATTGTGATTTGTAAAGCTGTGGACTCTACAGACCCTTTCGCGAATATCTTAGATACCGTAGAGGCGTTGTTTATCTCAGCCTCTGCTTCGAGTATCTTGTCCTTACTATCAAAGAACGCGCCAAACTTATGCGCTAAGTCTTGTACCTCGTGTCCTTTGTTGACAGCTTGGTTGATGTAGTTAAACGCCTTACCTGCTGCGTTTACTGCTGCAATAATCTCTATCATCAATAAGCCCTCACGCTTATAGGGTCTGCGACTCTTGGCAAACAATACGCCGCGAGGGTTATCTGTCTTGGTTCTGCTTTAATCGTCCTCTCTACTTTGCCCTTGACGATTGCATTGGCAAAGTAGTTACACCTGTTAATATCGTAAAAGTACATATCAGACGACTCAACCTGTCCATTGACTAAAACCATTAGCAAGAACAGGTGCGTCATTAGTCGATAGGACTTTCAACAGCCTCTAAAGACTCAGTAAGCATCTTCAAGAAAGAGTCCTTACCCACTTGTAACTGCTGTAACTGGAAGTTCATGTTGTCAATCTTCCTGTCCAGATCAAGACAGTGATTGGTTAAAATCACCTGCTCGTCAGTAAAGGTAGTGGCATCGTATTCAACATCGTTTATCGTAATCGTTTTGGGGTTGTTGTC